GAAGCGGGTTTGTATCGGGAGGAAGACCACAACAAAACCGATTTCACTTACAAACTTGGAACTTTCCATTTTGAATTTTTTTCAGCTGATAACGATGCAAAATTAAGGGGTGCGCGTCGTGACGTTCTTTATGTGAATGAGAGTAATAATATTAATTGGGACGCATTTACGCAATTAGAGATTCGAACGCGTTACAAAATATTCTTGGATTTTAATCCGGTTTCGCGTTTTTGGGTTCATACTAAAGTGATGCAATCAGGTCAAAAGTATTCGTTCATTAAATCAACATATAAGGATAATGTAGATCACATAACAAACGAGCCTTTATTGGAGCAATCAATAATCGACGCGATTGAATCACGGAAACCCGTTTACGACGAGGATGGCAACTTGGTGAGCGGTGACGAACAGTTTTGGAAGGTGTATGGTTTAGGGGAAACGGGTCAACTGGAAGGCGTAATCTTTTCAAATTGGGACACGGTTGATTCGATTCCGTCCGATGGCAAGTGGACCGCTTACGGATTGGACTTCGGATTTACGAACGACCCGACGGCAATCATTAAGGTTGTTTATCAAGGTGGCGAATTATGGGTTGAGGAATTATGTTTCGAACCTGGTTTAACAAATCCCGACATCGTAAACAAATTAAAATCGTTTGGTATTGGTCCGCTCGATGATATTATTGCGGATAGCGCGGAACCGAAATCAATCGCGGAAATTCGTCGCGGTGGTTACCGAGCGTTAAGGGGTGTTAAGAAAGGCCCGGATTCAATTAACAACGGTATTGATATTTTAAAACGATATAAAATCAATATTCACAAAAAAAGTATTAATTTGATTGAAGAGTTTTCAAATTATCAATGGATGAAAACAAAGGACGGCGAATATCTGAACAAACCAAACGATAATTATAACCACGGGATTGACGCGTTGCGTTATTGCGTTATGGAGAAAATAGGAATGGACCGACAAACACGAAAAGGAATTAAAAGACGAAATTAAATGCTGATCCAAACAAAAATTTATTGCGAGCTTGACGAGACGAATTGGTGGGACGATTATATGTTCGATTTATCGAATTACATTTCACATAGTCGAAGCGATGATTTTTCGCTTTTATTGTTGCGCGGAATGGATGGACCGGTTACGATTCAATTATCTTTTGAAGATTTAGCAACACAATTGCAGATTTTGAATACCTTTGAAACTATAAGCCTAAACTAAAAAGATTGTTTATGGTTTCGGGGTTGTAACGATGTACACGTTCGCCCCGTTTTTTGTATATTAAAAAAATTGTATATTTACAAACAAACAACCGATTCGGTTTTAAGGGTAGAAACGAAAACGGATATTTTTTAACTTTTAAAATAAAATAAACTATGTCTTTATCATGTCAATGCCCGAATCCAACACCAATCGGGGACATTCCGGCTCAAACTTGCCCGGAGAACATTAACCAAATTCAAAAAATCGCAGTTCAAAGAACTGGAGACAAATTCGACGGAACAAGTGGGAACGACATCACTTTGCTGGCTGATTGGCAAACAAGATTGTCGGCAGTAGACAACACGCACATCGTTGTTACTCCATTTGTTCATGAAGCAATTATCACAGCGGGTGAAGCGATCACAAACGGAGGAGGAGACAACTCAACGTTAAACGGTGAATCTGAGTTAGTAGGTGTTAATCCGTCTCAATTTACTGGTATGTTCAAATCTTTATCAAAAGAAGTAAAACAAGCTTTATTCTCGTTAAGATGCGAGACTGGGCTCGTTGTTTACTTTTTCAATGAAGATGGAAAAATAATTTGTCAAGAAAAAACGACTGGAGAATACGAAGGTTTTCAAATCTCATCGTTTTTCGTAGGTGACACAAACAACGAAGGTTTTGCAACAAACGACACTAACGCCACTTCATTCAATATGAAAAAAGATTGGTCAAAGTATCAAGCAATTGTTGAGCCATCGGATTTTGATCCTTTAACAGAACTTTAATTGATGGCTAAGTTAATCGAACTAAAAGAGAAAGGCGGGCGCGTTCAATCATTTACGGTTGAACACGCTTCGCGCCTTTTATCTTTAAAAAACAGTGTTTGGAGTGTTCCGAGCGAATCAGAATTTGAATTTGTAGACAATGCAATTAGAAAAAAACCAGGTTCAACAACTACTGGAAAAAAGGCCGAAAAAAAGCCTACTTCAAAACGCCGAAAGACATCAAAACCGGCTTAGGTTACACGGCGAAACTGAAATTGAAAACATTCGAAATAACCCGGCTTATATTGATTTATTGTCATGGGTTGAAAGTTTCTTGACGCGTGACAAATACAATCGATTCGTCCAATTGTTGAGGTTGCCGGTCGTTTCGCTAGAAATAACACAAGATATTTATCAAGAATATGAGCGTATTTTTGATGGGCAAAATCCTTTTTTTAATTACGAGTTTTCGAATCCTGACTTTGCGACGGATTTCAAATCGTACTTAAACAAAGGGTTGAATGATAAGAACTTTTTCAAAACGATTGGATTCGAGCAATTAAAATACTCGATCAATTCGATTTTGGTTGTTGATATGCCGGAGGACGGCGGGAATCCTTATTATTATTTTATTGATATTTCTAGCGTTGTAGATGTTAAGTCGGACGAAAATGGGGCCATTCAATATTTAATTTTTCAAATCGACAAAGAAACGGTTGCGGTTTACGACTCGGAATCGTATCGAGTTTATAAGGTAGACGGAACAAAAATAATCGGGGAACCAATCGTTGACAATTCTCACGATTTGGGTTATTGTCCCGCATCTTATTTTTGGGATAAGAACATGAAAGGTTCGAACACGATTGAAAAGAAATCGCCAGTTACGGACGTTCTCGGAAGATTGGATAAATATTTAATCGAAGATACTTTCAAGGAATACGCAGATTTATACGGGACCTTCCCAATCATTACGGCATTTGAGGAATTATGTAATTTCGAAGGATGCAACAATGGTTTTATTATGGAGGATTACACGGTTACGGTTAACGGTGTGGACGAAATCCAATCGCGTCAAGTTAAATGTAAAGCTTGCGCGGAAAGTGAAGAAATCGGACCGGGAACGATTTTTGAAATTCCAGCACCACAAACGAAGGACGATCCAATTTTATCGAATCCGGTTGAAATAATTGCGCCTGATACAAAGTCGCTTGAATACGTTAAACAAAAGCTAGTTGAATATGCGGAAGTTATTCGCGAGGTAACAATCGGAACACGCGGAAGGGTTTTAGATAATACGGCGGTAAATGAAACGCAAGTGTTCGGATCGTTTGAATCGAGGCAAAACATTTTATTACAAGTTGCGTCAAGTTTCGAAAAGATTCACAAATTCGCAAACGATACGGTTGCGCGTTTAATGTATGGTGACGCGTTTTTAAGTTCAACGGTTTTTTATGGGGATCATTTTTTCTTAAAGTCGGTTGAACAATTAATGGCCGAATATGAGCAAGCGAAAAAGAACGGAGAACCGGATGAGGAAATCGACCAAATTTACCGTCAAATATTAGTAACGAAATACAAAGGGAACGACGACCGAATAGAACGCGCATGGATTCTTTACAATTTGAATCCTGAACCACATAAAACGGTTGCGGAATGTACTCAATTAGTTACGTTGGGAGCGATGGGCCAGAATGATTTTGTTATAAAGTCTAGATTTAATAACTTTATAGCGAAATTTGAGCGCGAACAATCAAACGTTTTAGATTTTGGGCGTGATTTAGATTTTGATAAAAAGATTGATGCTATTAACGATATATTAAAAACTTACATAAACAATTCAGAAAATGAGTAAAATCAAACCAAACAAGTTGGCGGAATGCCAAAAACAAGCAAGTGGATTCGATGTTGAAATCCCTTCGGAAATTAACGAACACGAAAAAGGTTATTACCATTTCGCGTACGTTGAGAAAGTACACCGTGCGGACTTACAAAGGTACGACGAAAGGGTGACGATTATTAAAATTAATCAAACGGACTACATTACAAAGATTGGTTCAAAGTCAACAAAAGGTTCGGACGCAAATACGATGGCATTATTGGGATATACTAATTTATTTATCCTTCATGATCCAACGGTAAAAGCGGCACCAAAAAAGAAAGCAGCACCAAAGAAAACAGAACCAAAAACAGAAGAGTAAACAAACCATTTACAAATCATAAAAACGAGTAATTTATGAGCGATTTAACCATTGAGCAAATAAACGAAGCTTTTCAAAGCAACGAGGAATTAAGAGGACAATTTATCCAAAATTTTAGAGAATCTGAGGACGGTCAATCATTATTGAACAACCACGCACAAAACTTTTGGGATTCGAAAATTGGTGACGAAATCGGAGCGTTGCACGGGAAATACGACAACGACTTTAAAGAAGTTTTAGGAGTTGAGAAACCGCAAGGCGTAAAATCTTACACGTTTTGGAAAGAACAAGTTCAGAAATTAAAAGAAGGTGCAAACCCGGAATTGATTTCACAAAAGGAAGCAGAAATTGCGGAACTTAAAAAGACAATCGAAGCGAACGCGGGATCGGAGCATTTTAAAGGAATGTATGAAAAACTACAATCCGAGTCGGAAAACAGAATTGCAGAATTAACAACGCAACTTGGCGAATTCGAAAACAAGTTCAGAACGAACACAATCGAAGGGTTAATCACTAAGGCAATGACGGGATTCGAATTTAACACGGAATTGCCGGAAGATGTTCGTAATTCTTTCGTTGAAGGAATTGTTTCGGGCTTAGTAGGGAACGCAAAAGTTATGGAGGACGGAACGGTTACGTTTTACGAGAACAACGAGCCGATTTTAAATCCTAAAACTTTGGCAAAAATGGACGCTTCCGAAATTTTAAAATCGAAATTGGCTTCGGTTTTATTAAAAAAGGACGCGTCAAAAGGCGGTGGAGTTGATCCAAACAAGGTAAACCCAACGGATCCGAATCGAATGAATGTTTCCGCAACTATTACAACGGCGAAAACACAAACGCAACTTTATGATGCGATTTCGAAAGAATTATCCGCGAAAGGTTTACAAAAAGGGTCGAAGGAATACACAACCGAGTTTGATACTTTATTTGCGGAAAACTCGAAGGGGTTGCCGTTTAATTAAAAATTACTATTTTAGCAATAACAAAGTCGAAATTTGTCAAGGGTCAACGAATGCGGCGAACAATTAAAATAAATTTTAACTTTAAAATCAAATCATTATGAGTTTAATTTTAACTAGACTTCAATCGATTAGAAGCAAGTACGCAGGAAGCCTTGACAAAAACGAAGACAGACTTTCAAATTACGGAGCGTGGGCAAAATTCGTGGAGGACACAAACGATCCTGAATCAATCGTAACGGCGGACATCTTAGAAAAAGCTGGAATGTCAGCGGGTAACACTTTAGAAATTCCTGTAATTGACGGGGCGGACGTGACAATTTCAAACGTAAGAACTTGTACAATTGCTGACGACGAATCAACGTCGAACTTGGTAACTGTTACATTTGCAACTTACCAGTTTGGATTTACTATGATTCCAGGTCAGTACGCGAACAACGAAGTTGGTTACATGGCGGATTTCGAAAGAAAGATCAAAAGATACGGGAAGAAATTCGCGGAAACTTTAGACGCGGCGGCAATCACTAAATTAGAAGCAGACAAAACGGTTGTAATGGATTCACCATTTATCGGTGTTGGTGCGAAATACGGAGCTTTAGCGGGTGACGCGGTTCAAGTAACTTCGGCACAAAAACAATTTTTCTTCAGCGATTTAGGCGTGATTATGCAAGGGGATGATTTCGAAGGACGTTATAACGTTATCGGATCAACAACTTTACAATCGACGGTTAATCAGTATTTAAATCAAGGGACGCAAAACGGAACGAACTCAATGTTCCAATTTGGACAGTTTGATTTCGGGTACTCGAATAGAGTTTCAGTTGATACGGCTGGAGGAAAAGAATCAACGGCTTATTGTATGCCTAAAGGGTCATTGGCAACAATGAACAGAAACATTAACGACGCGTTAAACAACGAGGTAATCAATGAAAACGACTGGTTTGATATTTTCAGATATCCAATCGTTGACCTTGATATGGCGTTAAGATATACGAAAGAATGTGCGGACAACGAGTCAGTGGTTGGAGGAACTCAACCACAATTAAACGCATCGGTTAAGGAAACTTTTATTTTCTCAACTGACGTTGCATTTATTACGGCTTACAATCGTGACAAGGCAACATTGCCGGGAGCGATTCACAAAGCGGAAATGGACGCATAATAAGAACTTTGCAATAGTTAGGTTTAAATGATAAGAAACCGATCTGATTAATTTCGGATCGGTTTTTTTATTTTATTTAAATTATTTACTGAATATATTTGTTCAGTTGGAAATAAAATGCTTATATTTGAAGAAATCAAAAACACAACGATTATGAAAGTAGTAGAGTTAACAATGACGGATATTTTAAACGAAACGAAAGTAATTCGTCAAATCGATTTATCGAATATTTTCACGGGACACAAACCCGCAACAAAAGAGAATCAAGAAGATTTGTTAAAGAACTGGATCGAAACAAGAGGAAATCAGCAACACGAAACGATTTTAGAA